GCCCCATTGGCTTTTACGATTTTTAGGTTTTTGATTAGTAGCAACAACCCGTGTAGCACCACTAGTTGGAGCGTAGTCACTGGCTCTAAAGTTATTAGCCCAGTCCTTAACTCTTTTTTCCCACTCTTTCTTCTTATAGTCTTCCGTAGCTTTATCGGTATCGGTAGACATGTGGGACTTATAATACTCTACGGCTGCTGACAGCACATCCACCCTATCGTCGTGCTTCAAAGCCCCTCGACCTCTATGCAGTCTTGTGAGTTGTAATTGATTATTCTGATCCTTGGCTGCCTTTCGTGACATGACTAGGCGATGCATAGCCATTACAGGTTCCAAGGTAGATATGATTCTTAGTTCCTTTTGACCAGTTACCTTGTACTCTTCGACCCCAACTTGGTGGGGACAGTTCTTCATTAAGAATGGAATCAAGACTTTGGTAAACAAACCATCACCAAAGTTAGACTCTACACGGACCAGGGGTAATCTATATTCATTTACAATCCTAGCAATCTTATTTAAAGTAGCATCATCATAGCCACCTTGGATACCCAGGAGTTCATGGATGAATATGGTACCACTCAGGACTGAGGATACACATAAGCCAGTCTCATCAGCTCCTCGGCCACTAGGGTCTATACTTAGGTGACTATGGTTGTATTTAAGATAATTATTACTAATGTACATAGGCTCTGAGATTAAATCCCCAGAGATACCAAAGTTAGGCATATCCCTTAGGGGATTCTGTCCTTGCCAGACAATTTTATCTGGACCGATCTCTGGATCTAGATCCATGACTATTAGATCCCTAAGCTTTAATGGATACCTATCGGCATCGGCAAGGGATGTCACCAGCTTGTATTGCAGGGCATAGTGACTAGGGCCGATTTTAGCCCGTCTGGAGCCAAGCTCGGTACGGTCGAACCGTTCGTGCTGGGTAGCGTCCCCTGGCTCTATATCCAATCCTAGGACCCAAGGAGCCACTTCCTCCATCTCGGCTGGGATGGATGGATCAGGCATCTCAGCGGGGTACTTGATCATGGGATAGGATTCCTTGAGGACATTGTAAACCGAGTCTTGGTAGTGAGGGGTACCTAGGAAGATAACCCTTGAGCCTTTGTTTCTAATAGATTCTAGTTCTGCCAGCTTTTTAAGTAATGTTTCTTTACCTACTGGGGTTTCATTCTTACCCGCAATCTCAATGTCGTCTAGAACCACGCGGTCTGCGTGTAGACCTGTGATCTGGCCTGTGATGCCTCTGGCGGCACAGTTCAGATCTTGTGTAAACTTGGTTCTAACCGCTAGGTTAAAACCAAGGGCATTGTCCTTATCCATATCCCGTGGAACCATATACTTGCAATATGGCACCACCGATAGGATCTTTCTAGCCTGAGAAACAAAGTCTATAGCCTTGCCTTGGGTATTAGATAATACCAGAAAGGTCAGGTTTGGGTCCTTAAGCCACTCCCAGCTGGCAAGACAAGCGGTAATGGTAGACTTACCAGTACCTCGTCCTGCGGCTATAATGGCATCTGAAGGGCCTTCTTGGATTTCTCGGGCTAGTTCATACTGAATTCGGGTAGGCTCCCCAAGGCCAAGATGCTTAAAACAAAAATACAAGTGGTTTCTAAAATCATCAATAACTTCTTGGGGAACCTTCATCAGTATGCTGCTTTCTTGATTTTGAATGGTACGGCATCCTTCATGGCTGCCTCTACGGCTTCAATTGTTTCACTGGGGATGGTATTGACCTTATCCTTGTGGTCGCTTAGGACTCCACGGACTACGGTATACAGACCTGGTGTTCGTCTATCAGGATCGTTTAGATCGCTGATTAGGCAATCCAACAGCTTCTCCTGCATGTCATTTAGTTTTTCCTTCATTGATTAACTCCCTATTGTCACTTACAAAGGAAGGTGGTACACAGTACCAACCTTCGGGTATCTTTACATGATTGTTACTTAGGATCCATTGGCCTTGCTGTAAGGTGTATACCCTAGCTTGGACGTTTGGTCCCATCCTGATTGGGCTGTCCTCTGGAATGAATACCGTCCTGCTGCCGCAGCCACTCATCAATCCTAGAACCAGCACGACGAAGGCGGTCACGATCCATATCAGCATCAACGGCAATCGACCCTGCTTCAATTCTCTTAAGTAATGCATCTATAATTCCTACGGCTATCTGAGCCAGTATTTTATCAAGCATTGGGAGTTGTTGGTTGATCTACGGTCTTGGCATCCTTAGCAAGAATTAGACCAATACCAGCAATTACAGCAGCCACGGCTGAAGCAAAGTCAGCGGTGGTAGCGGGATCGCCATCAAACATGGCAGTAAGAACGCCACCAATGGCTACAAGAATGGCACCAATACCAGCTACGGTTGTATTACGATTACTCATGGTTTTTTCCTTTCAAGTTCAAAAACTCTTAATTTTAAGTCATCTAGCAAAACACTATGTTTTGCATCATTAGATGAAATCTGAATTTGGGCTTTTACCAAATCTTGAACAATAGTTTTTAGTTCAACTAAATCTTTATCTGTTTTATCAATTAACTGAGAGCGTTTACCAATGTCTATAAAAAATCCTCCTACTCCAGCGGCTAAGACAATTAATTGCGCCCACTGGGTAAATTCACTGTGTTTTCTTTCTTGTTCCATTTAAGCCCCCATTAATTATTAACGACGTATTCTGTATCAGAGATTAAACTAGTAGTTCCATTGGTATTTAATACCGATAAACGAATCCATAAATTATTAGGAATACCTAATCTTGTAAACTTAACAGCACACTCATTTCGACCAGCTACAGCTATTTGTTTAGGCATATACCAAATTGATGCTTGTCCCCCAGCGCCATCATCTCTATTGACTCCAAAATTTACATTATCATTTGGATCATTACTAATAGCATCATTTTCTAAATAAAAAGTCCAAGATCCTAAATCAGCATCAGTATCAAATGAAGTGTTATTGCCAACATTACTTGTATATACATTTGAAGTTATTGGACTTGGTCCTGGGTTTCTAAATACTCTTGCATATCCAATTGCTTTTAACCTAGGTACACTAATGCAGAGATTAATAACATATTGTTTATTAGAACTACCTTGTCCTTGTGTTTCAAAATGTTCACTTTGAATATAAACCTTTACGTCATTCTTATCAAGCCTAGTTTTTGTTCTTTGGATTTGTCTAGTTGTTCTGTTTTTTCGGTAAATTTCTTCTTTAGTATTATTAACAGTTCCCCGTAAAGCATTATTTGGATGCTCATTAAAACCGTGCTCTAAGATTAGAGCACTAGCAATAGTTTCTGAACCAGTAACATCAAAATTACTTAAGATACTATCTTGAAGAACAATTCTAAAAACGTATTCATCTCTTGGATTTGGTACAAACAAATCAGCATCTGAAAACAAACGATTGCTGTCAAAATTAAAATGATGCGTTCCAATATATCCGTCAAAGTTTGAATTTTCTTTTTCCCAATAATTTGGTCTATATGGCCACGGATACATATCAGCTCTGTTAAGATGATCTTCTTGACTATACTGTACACTAGCTGTTTTGCCGTTTTTGTTTGTGACTAAATCCCATAAATAAAGATTTATTGATGATCCTGTAGTTACATTAGATACAATCCAATCAATGTCTGCTTCATTAAAATGTTCTAAACTATCGCCAGTCCAGGTTGATGTCCAATTTCCCCAAAACACATCAGCTTTAAATAATCCACCCATTTTTGAAGAATTAATAGTACTAGATGTATTAGTAACACTAGTTAGTTCTCCTGTTCCAGTAAAACGAACCGAAGAAGAATATGTACTATTTGTAGCTGCACTACTATTAAATGCAGTCTCAGGCCAAAGATTAGATGTAATAGGTTGTTGTTCATTTACAATAAATGTTAAAGCTTTTTTATTATAATAAATAATTTGTTTTGGAATTTTAAACAAACAAGCTGTAGCGGTTTCTTGTTGATTAGTTAATTCTAATCGTTTATAAGAAACATCTTCAAATCCATTGTAATCAGCACTGAGTAAAAAAGATTTGGCATATCTAGCTTGATGGTCATATTGTTTAACAGTAGTTACTGAACCTAAACCACTACGAACCCCAGCAAAAGCAAAATCTCTAAGTGCAGTTAGATATTCATCTCTATATGTTGTACTAGTTGGAGAAGTTAAAGCTGCATTGTTAGGTAATGTAGATACAGTTGTAAATGTACCGCTAGTGCTAATTGGAATATTACATAAAGCAGTGGTATAACACTCTGGAACATTTAAATAAAATGCTTTAATTTTTTTTCCAGTTACTTTACTGATGAATGTATTATTGTTTTTATAGAAATATGGATTGTCTCTATAATTTTCATTAGTAGAAGTAGTTATTCCATGATAAGTTAATAGATTAATATTAGTCAACATTTGAGAATTATAAAAACTATGGGGAGAATCCCAATAAGATATTTTATAGTTTACTAATGGTTCAGCTGTTTCTCCACCTATTCCGTTTACTAATGAATCGTCAGATGGAACAGCTCTATTAAGATTCCAATATAATTGTGCTTTTACTGGATTAGTAATAGCAGAAGAAATTTGAGTTACAGCGGTATTAATATTAAGAAAGAAAGTTTCAGGTGCTAGTTCATCTGGAATTAATCTTTTTAGAATATGATAAGTTGTTGGGACGTCAGGTATGACGTAATCTCCAGCAAAATTCTTAAATGCGTTTAAAACAGATGGAGCTTGGATAGGTGTAGGAGTACCTATAGTATAAGACAATAAATTAGTTTGGTTTCTATCTACAAATACGAAATCTTTAAATATTAAGTTATTTTGTGTAATATCTACGGTTGGAGCTCGATTTCTCCATTGGCTTATACCATCATATACTAAAATATGTCCAGAGGCTGGGTTTACAAGATCTACGTCACTTAAGTTATTAAGTATACCACTAATAGTACCAGCTTCAAATTGAGTACCGTTCCAAACTAAACCATTACCTACGGTAACATTACTAAGGTTAAATGTAACAGGACCACTAAGGGTAGCTCCACCTTGAATAATAAAACCATTTGTTACAAAATTAACTGGAGTCCAGTAAGTTGCGTTTGGGGGTGCATTGTTTGTTGAGTTAGCTTTGCACTGATAAACTACGCCACCCTGTAGGGCATACTGCCCGACTGTATAAGCGGTTACAGCACTCCATGCAGCAACACTAGCTGAAAGTGGATAGAAATGATTATTAGTTGCGCCTACCCATTCTTTCTCTTGACCCAGGAATAATAACTGATGTAGAGAAACATTGAGTTGTTTTGCTGTAATCTTAGCTCCATCTAGAAACTGAAAAAGCATCTTATCATTTGGTGTGCATCGTCTAATAACAACTTGTCCTGATACAGCACCAGTAGTTAATACGATATTTTCAGTTGGACTTCCTGTTACAGTATAGTCTAGATTGAGTGTTAGCTTGGTTTCTGCTGCTCCAGCACTAGCTCGCGTGTATACACATAGTTGATCTGCGGCAGGAAGCTCACACATAATAGCAATAGGACCATATGAATAAGTAGTTCCGCTTGCTGTATAAACTCTTTCAACTGCCCATTGTCCTGCATTTGGATTATAGTAAATCGGATCATTAGAAGAATAATTATAACAGGGCATGGACTCTCCTTATTCAATACTAGTATTAAATCGACGGAAGTTACCTACTATGTCGATATTTGAAATATTACATGGGGTTGGGTACGAGGATTTAATGAATATCTTGCAAGCCTCGGAATAAGATAACACTTTAACTAAGTGTTCTCCTACTCTATCTATTTTTAATTGGTCGTTTCTGGTTAGTAAACTATTGATGTCTGTTGGGTAGAATGTAACTTTATCATCCAGACGTCCTCTTCTATCAATAATAATATCGTATGATCCTGTATTGTAATGCCTAAAGGTAGCTCTTTTAATATTAAGAACACCTTCGTAAACTGTAGCTTGATCATCCGAAGATCTTTGTACTTGTTGTGATAATTCGATATTCATTTCGTAAGGATGACCTACATAGATTGGATAGGTTGTATAGTTACCTGTAAGTACAAATCTGGTTTTTATAGTACCATTTTCATTAATAGTAGTAATTCCGTTTACTGGAATAGGAATTACAGTATAAGCATCTGTACCCCACTCAGGAGCTTTAATTACATAAGCTACCTCTGGATCATAGTGAGGCATTGTAACTGTAGTTGTATTATTACCATTAGAGTAAAGCATATTAGCGGTAGGAACAGTAGTTAACCAGTCTACCATAGGAGTAGATATAGATACTGTTTCTAAAGATGCAAAGAATACAACTAAACCTTTGGTATTTTGAGGATCAATACTTCGTTTGGAAACTATATATAAATCTTTTTCGTAAGCTTTAATACTTTGAATGTTGTCTCTATTGGATAAAATCCATCTATAATAAGCATTTTGAATTACTTTTTCACCATTAGTTCTAAAAGTAAAGAAATAAATATAGTTTTTTTGGTTGTCATCTACAAACATAATTGAGTTGACAGCTGAGTTTGTTGTAACTGCGCCATACTCTAAAGGTAAATAACCCTTACAGTGTGTACTCATGTCCATAGAAGTAGAGAATTCATCATTAAAAGCACTACCAGATAGATACATATACAATCTACCAGCATCCATAAAGAAAATATTATTACCCATTTTCTGGGGTTCTACTAGTTTAGATGTGCTGTAGAATGATGTAGGGCGGAACTCTACGTTAAATGGAGAAATACCTGTGTCAATAGAACCACCTCTTACTTCAAATTGTACCGAACCCGAACTAGCTACAAATAAGATAGATTGGAATGGTACAATAAAGCTTAGTTTATTGTATGCACCAACGGTTGATTGAATATCAATAGGATCTGTTTCGGTAATGTTTTGAACATCATCAACCCAGAAATTAAAAAAACTATTGGTACGGCTAGCTAGCAAGGTACTGTCTGTTGCAATCCATAATCTATTTTTCCAGAATGCCATAGATTGAATCTTTTCTTTACGCTCTAGGGCTTTAGGACCTGGGTTACTTAGTCTAGTACCAGCTCGACGTGGAAACAATGGCATAAACTTAACTCGCCATTTGCCATCTGTTGCTGTATCTTTATAGATGATTAAAGGGAATCGTCTGTGATCAAATACGGAGTTGGCATCTTCTGTTCTAATTCTTTCAAAGTATGGATTTTTACCGTAGCGTGTAGCACGGTAGATACTGGATGGGAAAGTTAGATAAGAGTTTCTTGTTTGGTAGATTTTACCGTAGCCATATACAGTTTGTCCGTCACGGACTAAAGGAGGCAGCGGTGATGTTTGATGATAGTGATCCGTACCGAAGTCAATTGAATTCTGTGGAATTGGGATTATCTTTGGTTTATCGTAGTATTGACTAAGCATTCTTTGTGCTTTGAAACCATTGGCATCGTTTACATCATTCTGGACTTCTGAGGCAGGATACTGCGGTATTACACTAAAGTCGTTTACGTTTTGACCACGTTCTTCTTCTTCTAACGTACCTCCATTTACATAGAAGTCAATGTTATCCCTTACATTGGACCAGTAAAAATCAGTACTGGTTATGTCGTCTTCGAAGAATGGATTTAAAAGATTATCTGAAGTTGATGTTTTATAATTAACAGTATCACCCGAATGAATAAAGCTATTAGTAGCTTGTGCAGAATACCAAGTTTCTGTACTAGTTAGTTCTAAAGAAGAATTGTCTGGTAGATAATCTAATGGTATTAGTTTATTCCACAACAGTAAACCAACATCAAGATCTACAGAACCAAAAGTATCTTTGATTGAGGTGGCTGGTACGGTATAGTTTTGGTTTCCTATTTTATAACTTGTAGTTATATTTTTGTTACCAAAGGTTATATACTCAAATATTCCTCTATTAAATCCACTAGTATTGCCTTCCGTAGCACCAGCAACAACATCTACATCTTCTAAGATCCATTCGGTTGGTTCGATTCGAAAGACCGTTATTAAGGATGCTAGATTGATTGTAATAGTTGCTCCACCTTGTGGGGTATAAGTAAAATTCTTAGCAACTGTAGGATCAAATGTATATGCTGCTCGGTTAATAACAATACAATAACGATTGTTTCCATCTACATCTAGGTAGTGGAAATAGAGATTGTCTGGATTAAAATTAGTGACTCCCCCAGTAAGGAATGTACTGGGGGGAGTCACATGGTTTACTGGTAGATAAGTGCCAATATTGGCACCATCTTTTGTGTAAGCTACTTGAACTAATGGAGGTCTTTTTTCGATAGACTTCTCAAGCGATACCAAGCAGTTGTCAATATTTTCTGCCTCACTAGTTAACCTTTTAGTAGGAGCTTGTCGTCCTACACCACCACTGAGTGTATTGATTGGAAGTCTAGTAAACATTAAAACCTCGTTCTTGTAAAGTATGGATCATTACTTAGGATACCTCTGCGGTCTACAGCTGCTCTTGTGCCGTTATCTCCCAATAGTATTGATCTATTTTTCTTGAATATGTCCGCTGCGCGTCCACGGGCTATATGATATTGTTCTCGTACAGCAAGTCTCTTGTCGATATCCAAATCACCTTGAGTGATGATCTGGTATTCTCTTGCTGCCGATTCCATGATACCTCGTTGCAAAGCCGAGTCAATATCATCCCAACCATAATAAGAAGCAGCATTACCTAGGGTAACGATAACTTCAATATCCAACTCCTTATCAAACACATCTGTCTGCTTTGTTATATTGAAAAGCACAGGTCCGCTATTTGTGGACTTT